GTGTACCTCCTTTCTAAAATTAGTAGTCAAATTCATCAGGTAGAGCATACTCTTTTTTGAGTTTCTTCATGTTCTCCTTATACTGCTTACTGTCGCCCTTTTGGGGCTTGTAAGAGCGTATTTTCAGCACCTCAGCAAACTTAGTGTCACTAGGTAGACCGTTTAGTAAAGCGTTGAACTTTTTCCAGTGCAAGCTGTTCTGAGCGTCTATGAGATCAATTCCGTAAGCTTGGAGAAATGATGAGTAAATATACTCAGCGTCGTACTTCAAGCTAAAGAGACGATCTCCTCCCTCAGATTGACTCCTAGAGCGTATCTTGCTCTTGATTGGGTTCCCTGCTAGGTCTAGTACTGGTGCTGTGTCTTTCGCTGGAATAATTCGGATATGCTCCTCAAAAATCATCTTAAAGATTGCTGTAGCCTGTTCAGGAGTTAAAGCCTGAGTAAAATCTACACCAGTCAAGATTTGAATGGCCAGAAAAGGCTTGTAAAGCTCATCAATGTCATCATCATTGATCAGCTCCACCACTTTCAAGACCTTGTTAAAAGCAATATTCATTGGGTACACATCATCACCAAGGACTAACTCATCAGTCAATTTCCTTGATAAATCTAGCATGTTAGTCTCCTAAATATTTCTTGAGAGCGTCTGTGTTGTTACGTTTCTCCCATTCTGAGATGACTCCAGTGATTGCCTCAAGTAAGTAGGCCATTGTGTCCACTGTAGACTCATTAGAGAATGAGTAGACCTTGTCAAACGCCTCTTTGTCAAACAGCTCTGTCCAAGAGTCTTTTACTAAGTCTTGTAACGTTTCAAAGGACTTACTATCCTCTGTCTTAGCTAGTTTTTCGCCCTCTTTTTTGAGCATTTTTCCTACTGACTCCATTTTGTGGATATTTTTGTCATTGGCTACAAATTCAAGTTTGAACTCTCCAAAGTCAACAGGGATGACATTGTCACGTTTTTTAATTACTACCATTTGTTTTTTCTCCTACTAATTTTTAAGTCAAAAATAAAAAGGGG